ATGTTAATACATAAACCTCTCTTAAAGTTATATGCTTTCCATTTCTTATTTTTCGAGCTACTTCCTCTACTATTATTTTTGTCGAATAAACCATTGGAAATTCGTTTTTATTAAAAGCTTTACCTACTTCCATCACTTATCCTCCAACATATCATTCATCAATGCCTTAGCACCTTCATAAATCAGAATTGTTACCAGCGTGTGTAATACCAATCTTAAATATTTCATATGATCACTCCACCTCATAAGTTGCTGTAAAACGTTTTATCTTACCGCCACATTTTTCTGCGTAATCTTTAGCATTAGCTTTTGCTGGTGAAACAGGTGAATCAAAGGAAGTAGCATCGTTTGGGTTGTCTGTGAAATCACAAATGCCACTTGAAAAATCAACAATCCTCAAATATATCCCTTCGTTAACCTCAATAATAAATTTTTCCTCTACCATTTTCATATGATCACTCCTTGTTTAATATATCTTTAACCTTTTGTAGTATGTCTTTACTACAAGTCGTCGGATTTGATGAATGTTCCATTTCTTGTTTCGCCTGTTCTGTCTTTAATCTCGTCATACGCATATTGTAAACACTCCTCTAATGTCCAGCCGTGTTGTTGTGCCAAAATTATTAATGTAACCACTGTGTCGCCTATACCGTCTTTTAATTCCTCTATACGGTTACGTGACATAGCTTTTGCAATTTCTCCCGATTCCTCCCACACTTTCAACGCTTGTCTGTCAGGGTTTCCATTGTGTAATCCTTTATCAATACTCCACTGTTCTACTTGTTTAATTAATTTATCCATCTATTTGTCCTCCTTAGTAAAGTTAAGTTTTCTAATCTCGTGCATTGTATTTACAATTAAAATTGCTAGGACAGATGACAACCCTTGCAAACCATCAAATCTAGCTGCCAAAACGATTAGTAGAATAACAATTGCCATAAAAGCAAAGGTACATAATCTGTCTATATACCTATTGCTGAATTGATGGTGAAAGAAATACTCCATTAATACACAAACGACAATCGTAGATACAAGAATCCATGTCGACATCTACTCGTCCTCCTCATTCCATTTACTGCCTTCCTTAACTAATCCACGTACAGTTAATTCATGACTCAACCTAAATTCGTTATCGCCCTCTCGATACCACACATCAGCTAGGTATCTACCAAAAGCATCGGCTTTATACGTCTGCACGTACACGTCCTTACCTAATACTGTGCTAGTCGTGAATGCTTTAGCTTCGTTGTAACCATGTTTGCCACGTTCAGGCGTATCCACCCCCAGCAATCTAACCTTACGTACAGTATGTGTGTGAAATCCTAGATCAATACGCATCTCAATCGTGTCGCCATCTACCACACGTAATACACGCGCTTTAAAGATGTATAGTTTATTGTTTAGGGTCATTCATTCGTCCTCCTCGTTAATAAATACCAATTTGTCCGCATGTGTTGCATTTGTAACCGTAACCTAATCTCCAACCTGAATTTTCCTCTACAAGCTCATCTATTTTTATATCTTCACTACCACATTTTTGACATTGAGTTTTCTCTTTTAGGTCGTGTAGGATATTATGAAATTCTTGTGTTCCATCGTATTTATCCATTTCTAGTAGTTCTGCACGTTTTAAGTTACATTCTCTTATTAATTCTTTTTCGCCACTTATTTTTGCGTTTGCATACATTGATACAAAAAGTCTCATCTGTCTTTCTTTCCAATCCTGCCATATATGTTTGTAATTAACTTTCGCCATTCTTAAACACCTCATCTAAATCCATTTTTAATTTTTCTAGCAAGAACAAACTTTCATTTAAGTCTTTGTTATTCAATGCTTGTTCAATTTCAGTAGAATATTGGTTAGAAATAAAAATAATTTTCTGTTTATACTCGTCCCGTTCTGCACGTAACTTTGCGATGTCTTCGATGAGTGTGTCACGTTCTTGTTTGTACGAGTCACATTCTTGAATTAACTTTTTGTACCAATCAGTTTTTTCTAATGTAATAAAATCACTCATTCCACCATTCCCCCTACATATCAAATATGCTAATCTGACTGCCTAGCTCCTCTGCGTACATTAGATTGTGTATCGCCTTGTATTCGTTAAATTCTGCGTAAGTAAAGAAGTCATCAATGTGACTGAAGTGTGATTGTGGAAAACCACGCATTTTATAACCTCCATCGGTTTCCCGTACGATCATTACTTTTTCTTCAGCTGCATTGTATAAGTGGAAACTATTCATGTTTTAAATCCTCCAGTATCTCATCGAATGTCTGAATCCCTCTGCCCTCTGTAATTTCTAAAATCACGCCATACACATATTGATTGATCGAGAACTCTTGTCTGTCCTGTTCTTTCGAAATATGTCCTGTACCTTGTCTAACATCTGTACATTGGACGTATACTTTAGGTATTGCATGAATAGACGTACTTAATCTTGATAAATCTTTAAGCATATATTGTACAAATCCCATTTCGCAAATCGTACCTTGATTGTGTGGTAGGTAATCGAATATTAAGATTTGACTACTCTGCATTCCTAACGTGTCGTTTAGCACAATACGTTCTGCTAAATTGTCTTGATTTGCATTATCTTTATCATTAATATCTTTATCATCTTGTGGTGCATAAACCTTGTAACCTAATTTAGTCAATTCTGCTTTTTCGTATTCACGTCGCATTTGGTCACCTAGATCTAACATGCCACCGCCTAAATAAACTTGTTTCATCGTTTGTCCTCCCAATTATCAAACGCTCTTTGTAGATACCAACGAGCTTTCGCCAAATCTTCCTTACCATTTTTGTGTTGCGCTCTACTGATATACTTAATGGCATTACCAATCGCAAATGCCATTTCTGCAGGGTAGTCTTTAGTGACCTGCTCTATATAATCAATCACTTCAATGTCGCCGTATGTGTAGTGTGGTGGTCGGTTAACCACATCTTTATTAGTCATAAATAACCTCCCAATCATCGTCATCAGTAAGGTTGTAATACCATGCGTTGTCCAGCTCTATTTGCGCCATTTCTTTACCTTTGAAGTTATATATTAATTCTGTAACAACACCTTTATAGCGTTGTTCGTCCACATAGAATGAAAGTTTATCGTCGATGTTTAAATCACGGATTTTTAGCTTCATTTAGATCACCCCGCTAATTTTTAAAATCTTCTCTATAGACCAACCTCTGTTTAATCTCTTGCGAATAGTGGTTTTACTAGTATTTGTTAATGCTGCAAGTTGAAGCGTTGTTATTTTTTGCCCTTTATATTCATGTACTGCCGAACGGTCATTAGGTATCTCTGGCAATTTAAGTAAAGTTTCTAATATCTTTCGCACTTTCATTTTCGGCATTTCTCTAGGCACGCCTACAAAGTCGCATAAATCATAGTACGCCCTGCTAGGCTTAACCGATTGCGGTACTGTAGTTAACCATGGTTTCTCTTTTCTTTTCGTTTTATATCTTTGATACGTTTGCTCCATTTTCGATTTCTCAAATTCATCATGAGACGTTATTGTCGGTTTCTCTCCATTTCGATGTAAAGCTAATACTGTATGCATATTAATCACCTTCTATTTCATTAATTATTAATACTGTGCGTGCAGTCTCTTCATATTTTTTGAATGTTCTGATTTCATAAATCATTGTGTCGTCCACCCATAATAATTTGTTACCTGCATCTAATATCGTTTTAAGTAAATTATCAATATCAGGCTTTATAGTGTGAGGATTTCCGATACACGCTTCTTTTTTATACTTCGGCCACGACTTACTAGGTTTGAAGTAGAATTCAACCGTTAGTCTTATCGGCTTATCTATCATCAAATGTGGTAGTTGATCAGCTACAAACTTTTTATGCTTCACATAGGGTGCAGGCATATAAGTATGCCCACCACCACTAAATCTCGGTCTAGACGCCCCTTTGGGATTACCAAGATTTCTATCATTTTCTAGGTAAAATATTTCGATTCTAGTTTCTGTCATGTCTGCTCCTTTGCTCCATATCAGCCTCTTGATATATCAATTTAGACTTTTCGTCATAATCATCGAATAGTGACAACTCATTACGTTCTAACAACCTTTCAACCGCCCAACCAAGCTGCAGCATTTTAAGCCTCATAAAATTATCTTCTTGGTAATCTTCTGTGTATAACAACCTCAACAACTCTTGAAATTCTAAGATGCTCATGTGAAGAACCTCTGCGTAGATTTGTAATATTCAAAATTAACGACACCAGTTTCCCCGTCTTTGTTTTTAGCAATATTCACTTCTAAATCTGATTTATCGTTATCTTGATGATCATCACGGTTATAGTAGTCATCTCGGTACAACATGAATATCATACTTGCGTCTGCTTCAATGCCTCCAGATTCTTTCAAATCACTCATCATAGGGCGTTTATCATTTCTAGACTCTACACCCCTATTTAGTTGAGAAAGCAGCACTATGACGCTCCCTGTTTCATTTGCGATGATTTTAAGGTCACGACTTATCTTTTCTACATCAACCCGTCTATCATTCGTCGGTGTATCCGATTGCATAAGTTGTAAATAGTCAATAAATATCACTTGTGGTTTGTCTGATTGCTTTGACGCTTGTTCTCTAATCCGAGCTGGTGTTAACGAACTTTCATCAAAAATATTAATGTTTGCTTGTTTAATTTTATTTAGTCCGTCCATTACTTTATTTGTCGATTCAGGACTTAACTCATTTGGTCGCTTAATATGACTCAAAGGTACACCCTCAATCATCGCGACCATTCTTTCGATTACTGAATCTCCAATGGTTTCAAGACTAAAGAATGAAACTTCATATCCAGCTTTCGCAATATTCCACATCGTGTTTAACGCGAATCCAGTCTTACCCATTGATGGACGTGCTGCTATGACATTAAGTTGACCTTTTTCAAAGCCGTGTATCTTATAATCAAGCAATCCGTAACCTGTCTTAATAATTTCTTTAGGTTTCTCACTTAATACCGATTCCATAACCTTTGCTAAAAACTCATCTGTTTTGTTACTTTGTTCGATATTTAAACCTTTTAATTCTTCTAACTCCTCTAACAGTTGCAACATGCTCGCCTTATCAGGTTTTGCTGTGAAGTCATCAACTTTTTCTATAGCTTTTCTAGCTACATAGTCGTTAAGTAAATTTATTTGATCTTGCATAAAGAATATTGGGTCTGTACCGTCAGACTTAGCAATTTGATTAAATCTTTTAACGTTAACAAAGTCTTTGTCATCTCTACACTTGAAATAAATTTCGTTTGCGTTGATATGTCCAACTTCTCTGATGTAACCGATAATCGCTTTTACATCATCATCTTCAAACATTTCAGATTTTAATTTGAATTTGCTATACAAATCAGGGTGCTTCATTAAGTTGCAAAGTATCGCTTCTTCTGTACTCAAGCGATCAATCATTGCTGCGTAGCTCCTTAATGAATGCTTGCCCTTTACGCTTTACTTCTTGCCATTTTCTAGCGTATTCAGGGTCGTTTTCTAATTTATACTGGTGTGTTTCTTCTACTGGCTTTTCATTCATTTCAAACGCTTTAGGTTTGGTTGCTAATACGTCAGCTATGGTTGGTTTATATTTACTTTGTTTGATGTAATTTCTTAATTTCTTTTCAGAGGATTTGTAATCGCCATCTTTAGTAAGGATGGATACCCACGCCTTATATTTAGATTCGTGGAATTCTATATTGTAGGTATCACTCACTAACGAGATAAGCTGGAAAGCCTCTTGCTCTGTCATAGGCATAGAATCAACCTCCGAATAACTCTTGTCTTTTTTGGGTTAAAAAGTCATTTGACTTACTAACTTTTTGGGGTGTGACTTTCTTTGTGGCATCTTCTTTATTACGCACACCTTTTGCACCCCAATCTTCTAAAATTCTTATAAGGTAGCCGATACCTTTTTTATTCTTTTTGCAGTAATTAACAGCAACTTCCACTATATCTACCTTATTTTCGTCAAAACGGGCTATGGCGTGTTCTAGTAGTTCTGCATTTAAAGGAGTATGAATAATTCCTAATTCTTTAATAATTAATTGGAATAATTTAGATGTTTCGTCTCTGTCTCTATTAATACTTGTATTATTAAACCTTGTATTATTCTCTTCCGTCTTTTTGTGGATAGGGTAGGAATCTTTTTGTGGATACCCCTCTCCATCTTTTTGTTCATAGGGGGGTATAATATAAATTTTTCTGTCTTTCACTGACATATCTTCGTTTCTTGTAACAACAGTACGAATGTAGCCTTTTTCTTTTAAATGATTAATCCAGTTCGATACTGTTTTTTTGTGGACTTGATACAGCTCTGCAAAGTAACTATTGCTAGCGTAGGCATAGCCGTATTTGTTTGCCAGTGCGGTTATTTCACCATACATTATGATTTCCATAGGTTTTAAATCTTTGTCGTACCTTACGCTTGCAGGAATAATTGAATAGTAATTCGGTTGATCATTCATCTACTTTTCCTCCTTTCAACATTTTGTTTAATCTATTGTCGACCTCAACCCAACTATCGTGTAGGTGGTATTTATCGTTAAAACTGTCCATTCCAATGTTATGTTGCTCCGCGTGGTGGTCTGAACATAAAGCCAACACTTTATTTCCTAAGTGACTAATCTTTCGTCTGTTTCTGCCTCTTCCAACTGCTTTATAGTGTGCAAGTTGTGAATGAGGTTTACCGCAGATAATGCAGTTACGATTTACTGTCGACCAATAGAGGAATGATTTGTCCTGTTTTAGTAAGTCGCTCGTCTTGTAATTAAGCGGTATGTCGTTGTGAAACACCCAATCTAATATCACTTCGATAATTTGATTTGCTTGTGTACGTGTGCAATTTGAGAGGGATAAACTGTCGTACCCCTCAACAAACGCCACGTAATCCATAAACATTGAGCGCATGTATTCACGCGGTTGCCCCGTGTGTTGCTCTATGTCGTTGCACAATGCAAATATCTTTCGTCGTTGTTTATCTGTGATTGTGTATGGATCAACTGGAATAACTTCGACTTCAACTTCTAGTCCGTTATCTAATAACAACGAATCTTTGTCGTTAAGCTCTACACCCTCAACAACCGCTGTTGTAATGCCATTGTTTTGAGTGATGTAACTTTTGATTAATGGCATTTAATCACGTCCTAAAAAGGTAAATCTGAAAACTGGTCATCACTGTTATCAAAAGGATTATCCTGCGCCTGCCCTTGTTGTTGTTTAGGTTGATTGTTGGATTGCCCCTTGCTGTCTAAAAATTCAACTCGGTTAGCAATAACACGCACTGCAGAACGGTTATTGCCTTGTTTATCTTGGAATCGGTCTTGTTTTAGGTTGCCTTCGATTAAAATCTTGCTTCCTTTACCGCAGTAGTTGTTAAGTAACTCTGCCGTCTTGCCAAAAGCCACGATGTCAAAGAATGAAGCGTCATCCTTTTTGAATGGATTATCTACTGCCATTGAGAAGTTAGTTACCTGCGTTTGCCCTGCTGTTTTAAGTTCTAAGTCTTTCGTGATTCGTCCTGTTAAAATAACTGAATTCGCCATTATTTATTCTCCTTATAATGTTTTGCCATAGTTCGCATATTGTTTATTATGTTTACTGCCTGTTGTTCTGTTATAGCAGTGTAATTTTGAATACCAAATCTTTGTTCAACTTGTTGTTGTGTTACATCTTTATTTAGTGACTTCATAAGTTCTACAAAGTTAAGTACCTCTTGTTTTAATGCACCAACTGTTTTACTGCTTGCTTTAGGCTCTGATTTGCTTTGTTTTCCACTTGCTACATTACCGTCATCATCTTGATCACTTGTAATTCCAAAGATTGCTGATAGTGAATAGCGTTTAAGGTAACTAATCAATGACCCTGCACCTTGTGGTGTATTCTTCTCTGCATTCATAAACACAGGGTCATACTCGATGTATTCGCCACTTTCATGCATTAGCATTGTAGCGACTCCTACACGTCCCTCACCGTCATTTAAAGCCCATTGTGTATAAGACAAGCCGTGAGGGGTTGCAGCCTCGTCAATGGCTTCTACGACGTTCTCAAGAGGTACATATTTTGATTTGAAGAAAGGATTATTTTTATCTTTGAGTGGTTGCTTAACTTCTTTTCGAAAAGCAACCATAGCTTTGTTGATTTCTACTACTGATTCTGATTTATTCATAGTTCCACCTTCTCAATATCATCCGTTTCAATGTGTGTATGTTTATAAACATCATGCGTTGCTGTATCGATTAGCACATTTTCCATTCCATCGAATTTACGTGCATCACGTTTATCTGTTGAGTACTTGATGTTAGGGTTAACGTCTGTTGGACGGTTCGTTACATAAATGTCTAAATCTTTGTGTTTATAAAAGTAAGTAACTACTTTACTCATTGAAACCCTCCCAACAGTCTACTCATTATGCGGTCATAGTTATCAATATTTTCAGCAATCCATACACGTGTTTCATACATTAAAATATCAATGGCACTTTCCATACCAGATACGTCATAGATTGTGATTTCACTTACAGTATTATCGTCACGATCTTGAATTGTTACGTCTACGCCGAATTCTGTCTTGGCCACGTACATGTAAAATTTGAATCCGTCTATAGTGATTGTTTTCGAAAATTCTTGTCCAATTACGTAATACATTTGCGTTTTCCTCCTTATTTGATATAATGAGGTCGTATAAAATTTCCTTTTTGACCCCGACTGTTTGCTAGTTGCAGCTAGCATTCAGTCTTTTTTAATGTTTGAATCACATACTTCGCAGCGTAGTAAGTTGTAACTACAGTCGTTATTGCTACAAATAATGTTGTAGTGATGTATGCTTCAAATGCAAAAGGTGTAGTAAGTACAAAACTTGTTATTAAAGCAATAATTAGTGACATTAATTTATCCTGCATGTAATCCCTCCACTACTTCATCTGATAAATCCCAGTAAGGCATTTTTTCTCGTACTAATTGAATCGGCACTTTGCCAGATATAGTGATGTAACCCTCTTTTTCTAACTCTTTGTTTAATTCTCTAACAATAGATGTGGCTTTGCTTTTTGATACGCCAGCAATGCGCATGATGTGTTCGATTTTTAAATATTGCGGTTTCATGTTTAACCTCCTAATATCGTCTTTTTTACTGCAATGTCACACACGTGATCATTGCGACTATGTTGAGTAATATTAGTGTTATTGTCATGTTTACTGCTCCTCAAATTCCATTTCTTGTTGTCGTATTAAGTACATTGTTGATGGTTGAGGGTACCAGTTGTTGATCATGTCCAATACATCATTAAAGTGTTTTTGCTTTAATTGTGTTCTTGTGCTTATTCCAGTCATCTTCTTAACTTGTGAATTGATGTCTTTGAAAAGTTCCCTGTTCACTTCTTTGTTGCTTGATAATGCGTATTGTTGTTTAATATGTGCTACACGTTGGTTGATAGCTTTAGTAACAAATCCGTATTCCCCAGCGTCTAAGCGTTGATTTTCTTTCAAATCCGTAACATCTGCTTTGACTTTTTCAACTTCAGTTTTCGTTTGTTCCGTAGCCTCGAACATCAATTTGAGCGCGTCCATTGGATTGCTCGGTACTTGGTATGTTCCAGTTTTTCTTAAAGTCGGTAAAACCTCTGACGTTACCCAACGTTTGAATTTTTTTGCTGTTTTTCTAATATTTTCGTTTTTACTTTGCTTAGAAGCGTCGAAAATTAAACTGTATAAACCAGATTCATTGATTAAGGTTACGTTTCTTAATTGACCTGCGTACTCAATTTGGGTACGTAGCTTATCTTCTTCTTCTACATGATTATTGATGGCATTCCGATAATTTGAATAGCCTAAAATCTTAGCCACTTCATTACCTACGACATAAGGTTCGTTTTCAATCGTAATCGTATTTACTGGCAATTCGTCGAAATTAAATACTTGTAATTCTCCCATATTTACCTCCATTATTTTACTTAAAGTTAATTGGATTATAAATTTTTTTGCCGTATTGCAATATCTTCTAATTCTACGTTGTAAAGCTTTGCTAAAGCATAAATAACTAAACCTTTTGGTTCGACTTCGCCTTTTTCCCACTTAATTACAGTAGGCTTACTAACACCTAAAATATCAGCTACATCTTGCTGAGTCTTATCGTTATTTACACGCAAGGCTTTGATTGATAATTTTGCCATTTCATCACCTCCGATAACCAAAGTCTAATTTACTTAAAGTTAAAAGTCAAGACGTTAAAACAAAAAAATTTGCTAAAAGTTAAATTACTTATTGTTAAACTATTTAACTTATGGTAAATTAGTATTACAAAGTAATACTAAACTTTGAAAAGAGGGGTTAAAATGACAAAAAAATCAGCTAGAAAAATTTTTTCGGAAAATCTTTTATCTTTGTTACATCAAAAAGGTATAGACCAAAAGCAATTAGCTATGGACTTAAATATTTCTCCTGCCTCTGTAACACATTGGATTAAAGAAAATAAATACCCAAGAATAGGCAAAATCGAGGAAATAGCGGAGTATTTTAATGTTCCTATGTCTAGATTAACTCAAGATCAAAATAAACCTGAAGAACAAACAACGCAGGATACGCTCGCTGCGCATCTCGATGGAGATTATACTGAAGATGAACTAGCTAAAATTAGAGAGTTTGCGGAAATGGTTAGAAAATCACGCGACAAATAAAGGGTGAATTAATTGGGGAAATATGAACATTTATTACATCAGTTTAATCATATAACTGTAGAAGATAAATTTGAATTACCGGGAGAATTTAAGGGATTTTTAGACAACGATGTTATTTTAATCGACAAAAACTTATCTACATATCACAAACATGAAGTGCTGGCGGAAGAAATTGCACATTATAAAATTACATATGGCAACATTATAGATCAGTCAAATATGTTAAATCGTAAGTTAGAATTAAAGGCACGACGTATAGCTTATGAATCTGTCATTACTTTGCAAGGTATTATAGACGCTTTTGAGTACGGCGTTCAGAACCTTCATGAGATGGCTATTTTTTTCGAGGTTTCAAAAAGTTTTGTAACAGAAAGTATTGAGCATTATAAAAAGAAGTATGGTATTGGAACTCACTACGGCAATTATTCTATCACGTTTGAACCGTTGAGGGTTTTTGAGGTTAGGAAGATTAATTAAATCAATTTCGGAAAGCAAAAACCGCCCCCTGATAACATATAGAAAATCAGACGGCGGAAAAATATTGAAAAAGGTATAAAGTCCTCGCAGAAGTGTTTTCAACTTCTAAACTTATTATAACAAATTCTATTATGTTAAGGAAATTATAAAAAAACACCGCTCCCAGTTGGGGAAAGGAGCGGCGAACAAATACAAATAATCATGCTTGCTCACCATAAATGAAGTGAACATCATATATATTACCAATACTATTTATTTTTTACAAGGGAGATGCATGTACTGTGTTAAAG